CGAGATAGCGTAGCGTCTCGTGGGCTCGGAGATGTGTATAAGAGACAGCTATTGGTCCATCAAAACTTATGGTTTCACCACCTTCATTATTAACACCACCTGAAATGAATACACTTTGTTCACCATTATTGGATATATTATTACCACTACCTACAATAATAATACCATCTTCATTTCTTGATGTATTAATACCATTACCAGATTTATTCATATTTTCTAAACCATCTTTAATTATATCAATTAGTTTTTTTCTAATATCAGTATTTTTAGGAAATGTATAATTTGGCATTGGTATTTGTTTTAATAGAAACATAGAATCTTCAAATTCAATTTCAATTAAACTATCTGATTTAACATTAGTTATATAACCATCAACAATTATTTTTTCCCAAGGTGCATAAGTCTCACCTACCTTTTTTCTTGTATCTGTTAGTTTTAAATAATGTTGAATTATTTTTTTACCATTCTCATCCACTTTTTCTTCAAATACATCTTCCCAGTATTCATAATAAGATGTTATAATAATAGCATCACCTCTTCTAAATAAATTACTTATACTTGTACCTTTACCTGCTATTGATTTTTGTTTATTATACATTAATTGTTGAGTATCTGTCCAATTATCAGGATCTCCAATTAAAATATGATTACTTGGATAAAATCTAATATTTATATTTTTTGGAAAAGAAACTTTACCAGTAGATGAAAGATTTTCCCACGAGGATGAATAATCCCATTCTTTTATAAAATCTATTGATATAGTATTTACTCTTGGTGTATTTTCACCAGTTAGAGGATTGTGAATAAAACTATTTTTATTTTGTATTATATCTACTCTTGTTTTTTCTCTTAACATTATCTATAATTATTTGTTATATTTATTTCTGTTGGTATATCACTTACAGCATTGAAAGTAAAATATTGTGTTGAATACTCACCTTCTGTTTGTGGAAAATCAAAATCTGTTATTACTAAATTATTAATCTTAAATATACCATTTAACCACCAACTAATTATTGCTAATGGTTGAGGAAGACTTAATAATCTTCTTAAATTTGTGGCTTCATCTCTTGGAAATACTTTATAATCACCAGTTAATCTACCAGTTACTTGAATTACATAATTACTCATACCAATATATTCAATTACTTGATTATCTTTACCTTGTATATCTGTTGTTACTAATCTTTTGTTTTGTGAAACTTTTACTAAACAATCATTTATTATTATTTCCGGTGTTCCATTTTTTGTATCAGGATTATTACCATAACCAAATGTTGGTGGAAATATAAGATTACTATAAATATATGTTCCTAATTTTGATTTAGGTCCATCTAATGTAGTAAATCCATCACTTGCCACTTTACCCCCTGATATTTCAAAATTTGGTGCATCATAACTTGTTATATTATTGTTATAAATACCAACTCCAATTTCATATGGATTAGTCATTCCATCATAAACCATATTATTATGACTTAATCTTGCTTGTGTCATTAAACCTTCAATAACTGCTGTTCTAACACCTATTTCTGCCAATGAAATCATATAAGGTAATTTTGCTACCTTATCTATATTTTCAATTCTTCTTAAATTAGTATAACTATTTGGAAGATTTTTTATATCTTGTAATGGTGGTAATCCGTGTGCCATATTATTATTTAATTATTTGTGAATCATTAACTGCTGCTGTTAATGCCATTGCTACTTTTTCTTGTATTAAATCAGAAGATTCATTTAGATTTGTAGTATTTACACTGAATGATTTTACTAAACTATCTATATGTATGGTTATTGTTGTTATGTTCTGACCTTTAACTCCTGATGGTTTTTTACTTCCACTGGCATCTCCACCTGTAGGTGTATTTATTGCTTTGAAAGCACTTTTACCTTTAGTTGTTGCTACACCACCTTTTTTCTCACTTTCTTCTGGGGTTATAAGATTCATTGATTTACGCATCTCTTGAATAGCTTTAGCACCATCACCGGCAAGTTTACCTAAACCTGGTATCTTACTAGCTAATTCCAATGCTTTTTGTAATGGATAAAGCAACGTATCCAATAAGACAATTCCAATACGTTTTAAACCACCAATAATACCATCACCTTTGAAAGCATCTACAATTGATTCCCAATGTCTTTTAATCGACATAATAGCACTAATCAATATACCAATAGGACCCATAAGAATGGTCAACGCAGCCCCCCAAGAATCAAAGTGTTTTACAACCTCATAAATAAGACCAATTAAGGCCGCTACTCCAACGATAATTAAACCAATAGGGTTTGCATCCATTGCTACATTTAAAGCCCACTGAGCGGCTGTTTGAATAGCTGTGGCAGCGGCAACTGCTTTGGTCCACATAACTTGTGCTTTAAGATATCCAACATATAAACCATACATTACAAGTAATGGTGATATAATTACCAATATTGTTTTAACAGCTTCACTATGTGCTTGTAACCAATGTACAGCATCTTTAATTTTTTCGGCTACCCATTTAACACCTTCACCTAATTGTAATAATGCTGGTTGTAAGGCTTCAAGTATAGCTAAACCAGCTTCACCCATAGCCATTTTCATAGTAACCATCATTTTGTTATATTTTGCTAATGGATCAGCATCGAATGCAGCTTTAGCACTACCACCAAATTCAGTGTTTAACTCAGCTAAAATCATTTGTTGAGCTTTAGCTGCTTGGCCAGTAGCCACAAAGTTTTTAATCATATTCTTTTGACCTTCACTAAAATTAACACCGACTCTATGTAATGCTGAAATACCTTTTACTGGGTCTTGTAAAGCTTTACCTAATTGAATTGCTGATGATTTTGTATCTTGGCCTAAACGAGTTGACATATCCATAATAGCTTGAGTAGCTTGTGGGAATGTTTCTTTAGTTATAGCTGGGAAGGTTAACATCAATGATTGAAGTTCGGTTATATCAGTACGGCTATATTTAGATGCACTAGAAAATTTCTTAGCCATTTCATCTAAAGATTTGGTTGTAACACCAGCAGCATTACCAGTACTTTCTAAACCTACTTTAACTTGAGCTTGTGCTTGATGCAATTTTTCAACAGCTTCAACACCTTCTTTCATTAATTCGATACCTTTAAATGCACTGAATCCAATACCTAACATTGCCATACCGCTCATAATCTTTTTACCCATTGATGTACCAGCATTACCAATACCAGCAAGAGTACCCTCAAGTTTTTTTGCTTGAGCATCCATACCACCAAGTTTACCACTTATTAAGTCCTGTACGGTGACCGTATATTTAATTTGATTATCCATTAATTCTTGAATTGGTTAGTTTGTTCTAATGAATATACTAAATAACCCCATTTCTTGGCTAATTCAGTATCATCCATATTTTCAACATCCAAAGTAAAATGAGAATAATACGATAACAATGCCATCATTTTAGTCTCATCTGAACTCTGTTCATTGATTTCAAATTCTTTTATTTTTTTTTAAAGGTATTAACTGACATTTCAACTAATTTGAATGCTTCCATTGTTCCTCCTAAATAATACTTATCGTGTTCAGATCTTGTAGATGAAAATCTTGGATCTGAATCATCTTTTAATAGAACAGCATCAAATAATTCAGAAGCTGCTGTTACTGGACTTGCCATTGCTTTATCTAAAACTCTTAATTTAACAAGTCTTGATGGTGTTTTAATATAACCAACAATCTTTTCCTCTGTTTCTTCATCAACAAATACAATTGGTGTAACCAAATTATTCTCTCTTTGTGATAATTGTTCTGCTTTTAATTCAATTTGTTCTTGTGTTAATTCTTCTTTTTTCATTTTGTTTCTTTTATTTTTAATAGATTTTACTCTGTTGCAGATTGCTGGACTCGAACCAACTTTATAAAGTGCTTATGAGACACTTGAAGATCCTACCTTCCCAACTGCTATTTAATTAAGATATGTTACATCCCGCTATATATTAATATATCATTATTTTTATAATATGTAAATTATTATATTTATAAAATAAAACACCCTATTAGAAGAACTCTAATAGGGTGTTTTTAATAGGTGATAAAAGAAGAAACCTATTATGTAATGAAAGAAAGATTATCTTTCAATAGAAGCCACTACAAGTGGTAAAGTTACCAATAGTTTAGTATCGTTTTGTGCACTATCTAAACCATTCTCTGTAAACTCGCACATTCTTAATATATCTTGTGTTAATAGAATACCAGTTGCTGGATCTTCAAATTGAACAATTATATCAAATGGTGGAATTTCCATAATTTCTCTGTTAGGAGCTGCTGCTATGATGTTTTTCAATTCATCTGTATAGATTTCAATTGAAGCTTCATATTCTTTATTACCATAACCTCTTGATATAGGTTCATATCCCATACCATAGTTATTTTCTTTTTTCTGTTTGATTTTGTAAGAAATCTTTGTAATACCAACAATTGGAACTCCAAATAAGATTAATCTTATATTTCCCCAACTATAATTGATACCATTTATTAAAGGTGTTACTGCTGCCATTTTTTATTTTTATTTTTTATTATAAACTTGCAGTATATGCAATTGTTATAGTTATTGTACGAGCTACTCCAATTGGAACAATTTGTATAGTTACATTTACATTACTTGTTGAAGCTACATTTTGAGTAGGGTCAATTGTTACTGCTACTGCTGATACTTCATTATTTCTAATCATATCATTTATATTTACCATTGCTTGACTTTCTAAAAATCCAATTGTACTATTAGCCAATGTTCCAGATTTTGTCAATTTTAATGGTGAATTAAGACTTGGTAAAAGTGAAGTGTCAACTCCTCTAATTACTTTATCAATTACTCTATTATTCTCAATATAAGAATAATCACTTGATTGTGAAATAGCACAGTGACTATCATTGAAATAAGATCCTGCAAGATTTGGGAATTTTCTTAAAAAGATATATCTTCTTACATCTAAACTATCTTGTAATCCAGTTGATACTACTGATTGTCCATTTGCCATAGCAATACTTTCTAATTCAATACCATCCGAAACATTAAATTTACCAACCCAAGCAATACATTCAGACACTGCTGCTAATGCAACTGCACCAAGTGTAGCCCCAAGTGTTGTGATTGATTTACCAGTAGCCATCCATAATTGGAAACCTACTCCACCACCATCTTGAGATATAACAACAGATACTTTATTATTAGTTAAAATAGATAAATCATCTAATGTAGATAAATCAGAGACAGAAGCTATATTAGCTGCATAAATAACAGATAATCCCATTTTTAATGCATCTAAAGTATTACAAACTGACTGAATTGTAGATGTTTGTGTTTTATTAAAATTAATATCAACATAAACCCCAATTTGTCTTACCTCACCATTTGTAAACAATTGAATTGTCTCAATTTCAGTGAAGTTATATGTTCCTGGAACAGCATAAAATGCTAACCATAATTTACCTTTTGGTTGAACTCTAAAGAATTCTGATATGTGGTAGTGATATAATGCTAATTTACTTGCTACACCACCAGCAAATGCTGTTGTAACTGAACTTGTAATAGTTCCTGTAATTGTAGCAGTTAAATATGAACCACCATTTGGATAAATACCTAATCCTTTTCTTACAGTAATTGTAATTGCTGCTCCAGTATTAGTTGCAGAGTATCCGTGAGTAGAAGTACCTAAATTAATAGATGCCACTAATGCTGTTGCAATTGTTGTTGGAGTATCTCCTGATACTGCTATGTAAGAACCTAATGATACATTAACACCTGTTGGTTCTAAAAACTTTAATTCTATTGAATCACTAACTGATGATGTTCCTGATACAGTATATACACCAGTAGCTTGTGTCTCATCACTATAATTATTTGTAATACCTAAATTTTCTGCTTCATTTAATGAAAAAACTGCTTTAATTCTGTCTGTTGAATTAAATCCACTTGGAAGAGTATTTGTATAGAATAATAATGATGATATATAATCTTTACCAGGTAATGGTTTTCCCAATCCACCTTGGCCCTTTTTGAAAATTATGTTATTCATTTATATATTTTTATTTTATGATATAAAAAAGGTGGTAGTAAAATCTACCACCTTTATTATTTATTATTATTTAGAGAAATCTGCAAGTGTTAATCCTGTACAAATTACAAACTCTGTTGGTTTTCCAATTAATGCAGCCATTTTGATAATAGATTTGTAGAAATACAATGTACTATTATTTTGAAGTCTGTTGATTTCAAATGAAATGTTTGACATATCTGTAATAGGTAAGTGTAAGTTTGAATACATATCTGTACCACATTCACAGAAGTAAAAAGTGTTTTCTGGTAAACCAGCAACAGTCACAACTTCATACCCTTTGTATCTTGAAATACCTCTTTCAGTTGTATCATTGTTTTTGAAAGTAGTAGTTGTTAATGCATCTTCATATTTTTGAAAATCTTCAACTGACATAATGAATTTTAATCTATCATATCTGTTTGCTTTAGATAACAATGCTTTAGGCATTTGTTTTTTAGCATTTTCCATATAAGAAATAATGTTACCTGCAGTTAAACCAGTATTAGTTACTTTTAATGCGGGTGTAGAAACATTTAATGCTTGTTTAATTATACCATCAAAATAAACTAATGATTCATTAACTCCACCTGAAGCAGCAGAACCTGTACCTGTTGTTACATAAGTTGTAGAACCTTGGTGAATCATTAACTCAACTGGTTCAAAAGTTTTACTTGTGTAGTAAGTTGAAAGGTAAGATTCAAAAGTTGATGGTAATCCTTGTGATAAAAGATTATTAGATAATTCAGAAACTTGCCAGTGATTTTCAAATACTGCTGGTTCAAAAGTTTCATAACCTGTGAATTTACCTAATGTTGCTGTTCTGTTTGAAAGAACTGTTGATTGTTGGTCAGTTGGAATTGATCCAAATGGTTGCAATTTTGTGTTTGCTTGTAATACAGGGTAAGTGTATTGATCGTTTTTTACACCTTGAGAAATGTAGAATAACCCCTTGTTAATAGAGTCTAACCCAAATGTTGCTTCTGTAATAAAGAAGTCTTTTTCAAATTGAGTAAAATTACTTTGGCCTAATGTTAATGACATAATTTATATTATTTTTTATTTTTTAAGTTTTTAAGTTTTTCAACCATATAACTTCCTTTGTTTTCAAGTGTATCTTCAATTTTTTCACTTGTTTTGTTAATTGCTTGAAGTGGTTGATTTTCGATTAAAGTTTTTATACCTTCAAAATCATTCTCTGCTAATTCAACCCATTTATTAATGATAGTTGCATCATTAATAACTCTTCCTTCTGTTACAAATTCCTCAACCATATTTCTACAATCTTTAGTTTTTGCTTCTTTAATCTTTTCTTTTAAAACATCCATTTCTGCTGAATGTTTTTCTTTTAACGCATCCATTTCTTCTTTTAACTTATCTAAATCAGCCTTAGCCTTATTCTCAATAAGTTCAAGTTCATTCAAAATGATGTCCTCTGTTGCGTCTTCTGTTAATCCTAGTTTGTTTATTACTTTTAACATAATTTCTTTATTTTTTATATTTAATGGGATATCCATTTTATTATCATTCTCTGATGCCATATCTAAACAATAATCACAAGCACCTGATTCAGTTTCTATTTTACCATCTTCACCAACTGTACATCTACAATTGTTATGAAATGGTGGTAATTCATTAAGTATTTTATTTGTAACCTTCAAGAAATCTGTTACATTTGATGCAACTAATGAAACTCTTTGTTTATTAACTTCTGTTGTATTTTCTATTCTTGTAGCAAAACCTTTTTCTAAACATTCTTCTGCATCTAACCAAGTAGTTTCTTTCATTAATGATGCTACTTGTTCTTGTGTAATGTCAGATTTTGCAGATAATAATTTTGTTAAAGAACTTTCAAATGATTTCTTTGATTTCTTATCACTTGTACCTGATACTGGATGTATCATTAATTGTGAATAATCCATCATAACTCTATTTCTACCACACATAAATATAACTCCTGCTATACTTGCTGCTAAACCAACATTATATGTATCTACTGGTGTTTTTGATTTTAAAATAGAACTAGCTATTGAATAACCATCCATTACACTTCCACCAATAGAATTAATCCAAATATCAATTGATTTTTTACCTAATGAATCAAGGTATAATAATTCTTTCTGGAAATCTGCTCCATCAATACCATCTTGTCCAATTTCTTCATTAATTAACATTATTGGAGTATCAGAATTGATGTTTAATGTGTATTTTATATCTTCCATATATTTATCTATATATCATATTAGTATTCATTTGTAAATTAAATACTATATTTTTTGTATCCTTAATCTAACAACATATGGTTGAAGGTTTTTCCCAATACCTGTTTCACTTCCACCAGCTGTAGATGTAACAAGTGGAGTTGTTGTTCCACCAGCTCCAGTATCACCAGCAGATGGACCCCAAGTAGTTCTAACTGCTCCTCCTGCTCCATAAGTAGGGTCTTGTGTTGGTGATACTGTATGTGTATGTCCGATTAATACAGTATTAGGTGTACCACCAGTTGCACCTAATGTTGAGTATGATGCACCATATGCAACTACAACTAATCCATTATCATTATTTGTACCATTATTACCATTCATAATAGCCCAACCACTTCTTTCTTTAATACCTAAACCAGTTGAATCAAAGTTAGCTGCCATATAAGCTGAATCACACACAACTTCTTTTGTGTCTCCTTTTAACCAAGGTGCAACTCTAAACCAATTGTCAAACTCCATAATACCAGCATAAGTAGTTGTATTTGTAACTACAAATGTTCTAATGTTATGAACATTTCTTGGTGTTCCATCAGTAAAAGTCACTGGGTCAGCATTAGTTGTATATTGTGTAGTTTGAATACTTGGATAAGGTAATTGTGAACCAGTTAATGTAAAGTTAAATGCTGCTACATCAAATAATTCACCATTAAAATATACTACACCAGAAGTAACATTATAAGTTGTTCCTGTTCCAGTATTGTGTAATCCTGATAAAATATATACTTGTGTTGGGTCATTAACTTCTACTAATGATGTTAATGCTTGTGCTAATGATTCTTTATATGAATCTTGAATGAATTGTAATGTTCCACTTTTTACTGGAAACTCATTTACTGATGTAATTGGAGATAAATCTAAAATTTTCAAAATGTATTAATTATTTTTATTTAACCTTAATAGGTTTGTATATCATAAAATATACCTATATTTACATATTTATTAGCAAATGCTCTAACAGTAGATTCTCTTTCTATATCTGTTGAACCTAACGCATTATAAACAGCAATTGGTATATGTATTGTAAAACCATTATAAACATTCAAATCATAATCTAAACCTATAAAACTATCACTACCTATTGTAGATACTTTTGATGATTTAAACTCTGTTTTACCCAATATAAATGGTGTTTGCTTCAATGTATTATTTAACGTAATATATATTTCACTAACTCCTGGATTATCAACATATGTTGTATCAAACCATAAATTAAGTGCATATTCTAACATTATTTTTGTTGAATTGAAAGAAAGTCTTGTATCAACACCTAAATAATTTGGTGATATAACCAACCAATAGTTGTAATTATCAGGTACATATGTATTATTATCTATTAAAGACCTATAAATTGCTTTATTGTATTTAACCACATCATTTAAAACATATGTAGTCATATTATCATATTCAGGTTGTGACTGAAATGTCTTATAAGTAATAAACATATCATCACTTAACATTTGTAATTGATTAGCCACTGGTTTCATTAAAGCAATTATTGAATTGCTTCTTTTATCTGGTGATAATAATGAAATTAATAAGTTAAGAAAGTTGAGATTAAACATTTGCTATAAAATTTAAAGTTGTAGAGAAATCATAACCACTGGTGTTTTCTTCTGTGACTGTCTCTTATACACATCTCCGAGCCCACGAGACGCTACGCTATCTCG